GTTCGGTGTAAAGACGGTCGTATTGTCCGCTTGCGGCAAATGTGTCCGTCAAACCGAATTTGTCGAATGTGGCTTGAACAGCCTTGTTCGACAACAATATGGGTGCAAGCTTCTCAGGGAGTGGTGCAGGCAGTTCCCTCTCAAACTCGTTCTCCAAGACAGAAACAAGCGTGTCGTACTTGGAAAAGTGCAAACCTTGATACAATACCTCACTTGCTATGCTCTCCGCTTCGGGGTGCGTGAATCCCTGCACTACAGCATCGCAGTAGGTGGTAAGAGCCATATCAGCCCGAGCGGTGATAAACTCCGTGTCGTGCAATCTTTCGGGGTGATGCTCACTCATATAACTTCTTAATTTCAACCGAAAGTAGGAAAGTTCCTGTTTGTTGTTCTCTTTCATAATCGTTTGGTTTTCAATCGTGAATAATAAATGTTTGGTAATTACTTCCTTTTTATTCTTGTTGCTGCACTGCACTCTGCTTTGCGATTGACTCACAATAGCCTTCAAAGGCTGAATGCTCTCTATCGGTGAGTGCGGTCATATCCTCTTGTATCTTATGGTCGGTTATCTTTCCATAAATCTGTGTCGTACCGATATTGCTGTGCCCGAGCATCTTGCTGAGCGTTTCCATTGATATGCCGTTGGAAAGGCATATCGTGGTAGAGAATGTGTGGCGAGCCATGTGAAAGGTCAAGCCTTTCTCTATTCGGCATATCTGACCGATGTTCACACAAGCTAAAGATGCCTTTCTAATTGTGAGATTGGGGAATATCAATTCGTCCGATTTCTTGTCCTTGATATAGAGCGAAAGGATTTGCTTGGTAATGGGCAGGAGTGGAATGATGGCTTCCACGTCTGTTTTCTGCCTTTTGATGCGGATTTCCTCTGTGCCGTCTGCATTATAGATGATATGCTTCGGTTTGAGCCGTTGCATGTCCACACGAGCCAAACCGGTGAAGGCACAGAAAAGGAATAGTTGCCTTGCTCGCTCAAATTGCCTGTCAATAATGGGCGTTTGTAATACTCGTTGCAGCTCCTCTGTAGTGAGATAACGCCTTGTGCGGTGTGGAAGTTCTGCTTTGTAGTCTGCAAAGGGGTCGATGCGGATATACTTCTTCTGCTGACCTATGCCGATGAGTTTCCGTAGGAAAATGACTACAATCTGAATGGTGGCAAGGGAGAGGTTGCGCTCTGATTTAAGGTAGAAGTCCAATCCCTCGATAAAGGCATAGTCCAATTGTGCGTAGCGAATATCCTCCAGCCCCAAGCGTTCACGCAAATAAGCCTCAATGAGTTGTGTGGCATAGATGTAGTTGGCAAAGGTCGGTTTGGCTACCGTTATTCCCACACAAGGACGCTTTTCCTCAATAAATAGTTGGGCTTCCTCCAAAAGAAAACCTTTGGGCTTGTCTTCTTCCATGAGTTCACGCTTCAGTAACTCGGCGGTGATATAGCCATGTTGCCAAACCAATTCTTGGTATTTGCCTTTGGCTTGTTCCTCTTTGGTTTGCAAGTAGCGGTTGATTTCCTTTGTTTCTTCGCCTATACCTTTGCACCGTCCCTTACGACTGTCCCAAAGTTCGGGAGCGATTTCCTTTCCCGTGCTGTATTGTACCTGTTCTCCGTCTATGGTGATGCGCCCCATAATCGGGCATTTGCCGTTCTTTTTCTCTTTGGAACGGTTGATATAAAAGAGTGTCTTGAATGTGCTTCGTGCCATGATTTCAAAGTTTTAAGGTGAATGTATCTTGTATGCGTTGTTGTACTTTCTGCATATCCCGATGGATTCTCTCGGAGGAAACAACTGCATAGATTTGTGTTGTTCTCAAATTTGTGTGTCCGAGCATACGGCTCACCGTTTCTATAGGTACACCTGCCGAGAGTGTGATGAGCGATGCAAAGGTGTGGCGAGCCATGTGAAAGGTCAGCGGAGTTTTCATCCCGATGTTTCTCTGTATGTGGTGCATGCCATTGAGGATAATGTCGGTAGTCGGCACGTCAAAAACAAAACCTGCCCTTATGCCTCTATAGCGATTCATAATTTCCAGAGCAGGAGGAAGTACCTGTACACGATACGGAGTCTTTGTCTTCATGCGTCTGCCCTTGATGCAGAGTTCACCCTCTTCAAGGACGATGTTTTCCTCTCTGAGATTGCGCACGTCAGAGATAGCCAGTCCTGAAAAGCAGGAGAAGACGAACAAATCACGGACAATGCGGTAGTTCTCCCATTTAATCTCCAAGTCGATGATGTGCTCAAGTTCTTCCTGCGTAATGCTTCTCGGTTCGCCTTTTGGTCGCTCGTAACTGTAGCCCAAGAACGGATAGAAGTCCAGCACACCTTTCTTCACCGCCATGCGGACGATGGTCTGCAAAGTAGACACGGTACTCGATATGCTGCTGCGTTTCAGTTTGCGGTCAATAGTGAGATAATACTCGAAGCCCTCGATAAAGGCTTTGTCCAACTGTGAAAGGGGAACGTCGCTTACCCTGTGCTTCTTCTGCACATACTCACGAAGCAGGGAGAGTTGGTAGGTACGGAGTTTGAACGTCTTTAAGGCTCGGTCGATACCGACACGTTCCTTTGTCTGTGTGAGATACTCCCCAAAACTCTCCAAGAGCAAGGCCTGACGGTGGATTTGCCCCTGATAGGCATCCCTCACGTCTGTGGCGGTAAAAGATTCTTCTCTTTCACAGAGTTCATGAAAGCGTGCGTGGATGAGTGCGGTGCATTCACCGAGTTTCTGATTGACGGACACAGCCATGCTGCTCTTACCGATGAGCCGTTGCTTGCGGCTGTCCCAAAGAGCAATCGGAGTCTTACACTTGGTGGAGAAGCCCGAATGGGTTCTGCCAACGGAGATTCGCCCGATGACAGGCACAAGTCCTCTCTTGTCGGTTCGTTTCGCCTGAACGAAGAACGATACTTTGAGTTTGTTTTCTTTCATTTTTCTGTCGTTTTTTCTAAATTTCCTTTGCTTGCAAAGGTACAGATGAACAAGTATTCCTGAGCGATGCAGAAAAATGAAAGATGAAGAATAAAAACCTATGAAACAGTTGTTTGTCTTCAATTCGTAACCCCTTTTTGCTTTTTCTTGGGTGGGTTACGATTTGGTAACGGAACTCCTGCCGTTTGATGCTCGTTTTCGCTTACCCCAAAAATAGTAAGAAAAAGCTAAATGGTACTATTTCAAATAGTTACATTCCTTGCATTTCCCCCTATTTCCCTTAATTCTTAATGACTGATTATGCCCGCAAGATGAGCCTTGATTTACGCATGATAGATGAAAATGGGTACTCAGATCATATCGACAACAAGGCAAGTCACTGTGCCAAGATGCTCAATGACTATTACCAAAAGTTCGATGCACAGAAAGGAACGCAGTTCGTTTTCTCTGATTTAGGTACTTATAAGTCCGGCGGAGACTTCAATGTCTATTCGGAAATCAAGCGTAAGTTGGTAGAGGACTATCATATCCCGTCCTACGAGATACGCTTTATCCAAGAGTGTAAGAACGAGAAGGCAAAAAAAGCGATGGTAGATGCGATGAACCGTGGAGAGATTCGTATTATTTTCGGCTCTACATCTATGTTGGGTACTGGTGTGAATGCTCAGCAGCGTGCCGTGGCGGTCCATCATTTGGACACGCCTTGGCGACCTTCAGACTTGGAGCAGCGCAATGGACGAGCTGTGCGCAAGGGAAACCTTATCGCAAAAGAGTTTGCGGACAACAAGGTCGATGTGATTATCTACGCTGTAGAACGTTCTTTGGACAGTTATAAGTTCAATTTGCTGCATAACAAGCAGCTCTTCATCAATCAGCTAAAGACAAACACGCTTGGCAGTCGCACCATTGACGAGGGTTCAATGGATGAGGACAACGGCATGAACTTCTCAGAATACGTAGCAGTGCTTTCGGGTAATACCGACCTTTTAGAGAAAGCAAGATTGGATAAGAAGATTGCCACCTTGGAATCCGAGCGCAAGAACTTCCTCCGTGAGCGTGATGCCGCAACGGGCAAGCTGGCAGAGATTGAGAGTTCT